CGATACAGTCTCACATTTAAAGGTATCATTAATCCCCTGTTTACAAGTAGGGCAATTATCATGCGAGTTAAAGAAATTGATTTCTTTCTCGAGCTTGGCCAGCTTATCGTTAAGCTGTCCTTCGAGCACCTGTAACTTATTTTGTTTGCTGTTGACTTGTTCTTGATCTTCGACTTGCTGGCTAAGGGCCAGGATCTGTTGCTCTGTGTCATCGACTTGTATCTTTTCTGCATCGATCCTGTCCGTTATCTGCTTGAGCTCTTGCCTGTATTTCTCGATCTGTTCTTCATTATTCTTCTGCAGGGCGATGATATGCTCATGCTGCATCTTGATCTTCTCTGATGTCAGATCATATTGGTATTCGACTTCCATGATCGTAGAGTTGTTGGTGTTGATCTTTTCTTTTAATAAGCTATTCATGGTCGAAAAGATCTGAATATCAAGCAGGTCTTCGATCACTTCCCTGCGTGATGCTGCTGTCAATTGCATGAACGGGACAAAGGATGCTGATCCCAGGACGACGACTTGACAGAAGCTCTTGTGGTTTAATTTTAAGATCTGTTTTTCAAGGACGTCTTGATAATCTCGGGATGCTGCATCCTGGCTAAGCAACTTGTTATTGCTGTACATCTCAAAGATGTTGGGTTTCAATCCACGGATGATCTTGTACATCGATGAGCCAATTTCAAACTCTAGCTCTACGATGAGATCTTTCTTGTTGATAGAGTTTAATAGCTGTGGTTTATTGACCTTACGGAACGGTTTGTTGTATAGAGCAAAAGAAAGCGCATCCAAGATCGTGCTCTTGCCTGCGCCATTTTCACCCACGATGAGAGTGGTATTATTCTTATTTAATTCTATCTCTGTGAAGCTATTACCAGTAGAAAGGAAGTTCTTGTATCGTATCGTCTTAAAATAAATCAAAGTTTCTCACCTATCATTTCAACATCTGCGTCTGTTTCGATCCAGAGTTTTGCACCACAAGGACGTGGCTTGTCCGGACGATATACCATGCGTGATGGTCCTTTAATCTCAACTTCCATGCAATAACGAACCCGGCCGTTTTCTTCCACACGGACGACAGGTTCTTCTTTGTCATGCTTGGCATTCTGCTGTATTATATTACGATTAATATGGATTATTTTCAAGTGATATTATGCGCTTCTACGTATAGATTTTGGATGATATTTTCGACTCTTTTATTATCTGTCTTGATGTTCATCCCCTCGATATACTTGCGGATGATGCTCATCGTATCTTCGGCTTCACTGACGATATCTGAGTCAGTTTCAAGATCCAGATTGAAATTATCTTCTACTACCTGGATGTCTGCAGAACCACATTTTTCTAGTTTATCTACGACCAGATCAAACCAGTACGGATTTGTCTTGTTCTTTACCACGACCTTCACATAGCAATCTTTATACATGGAAGGATCAAAGGCGATCACTTGATCCATGGTCTTGTTGATGTCATCATAAAAGATCTTATGAAAGATGCTGTTGGGATTTTCGATGAATGTCAGTTCACGGGTTTCTGTATCAAATATATGAAACCCTTTGATATCATTATAATCAGACCAAGTATACTGGACAGCAGTGCCAAGGTAATGAATATTACTGTTATCGGAACGAGTATGATAGTGGCCAGTGCAAACAATGTCAAACTTATCGAAGATCTTAGGATCGTCACCATGGTCGCTAACATGCCCCCTGTACATCTCAAAACCGTTTAACTCCAGATGTCCCATGACAACAGAAGATTTTGAATTATTAATCGCTTGTAATGAAGCATCCCTATTATCATCACATATCCAGGGTATAAGCAACATGCCGATACCACCTATATTGATTTCTGTCGGTTGAATGTATATCTGTACGTTATGATACTTATAACTGAGCAATTCATCCAGAGCGTTTACATCATTGGTATTCTTATAGAAAGTATCATGATTGCCAGCGATGATATGCAGATCAAGGCCCTTTGTCATCATGGGATCTAAGAAATCATCCCTGAGGCGCTTGGCAGTCAGATAGTTAATATACTTGCGACGATCAACGAGATCCCCAAGATGAATAACAGTATCAATACCTTCTCTAGCAAGGACAGGCCAAAAGATTTCATCCAGGAACCTCTTCATTTGATTGTGCATGATCTGAGAATCGTTTCTGATCCCCCAGTGAGTATCAGTAATTAATGCTATTTTCATTATCTACTGACGCTTTTCTTTTTAACAGGAACCGTAAACGCAGGCCTACTATTGGATTTCTTTAAAACATCTTCACAATAATCTCTGATGGTCTCTAGACGACTCTTATAAGCATCTTTCATATGATCCTGTTTGGATGTAAAAAGGTTCTCGGCACAGTCGATGATGACTTGTGGAACCATGTGCATGTTATTCTGGTTCATTGATAAACTTCTCCAATCCTGTTTCTTTCTTGATCTTGGTTTTCTGTTTCTTTTCTTCTTGTTTCTTGTCATAAGATATAACAAGGTTATTCATATACTCATTGTTAAGATCTACATTAACAGATCTTGTCTCTTCGCCCACTGCTTGTTCTGCCAGCATGCCTTCGAAATAGAAATTTTCCAGGGTCTTTTGCTTGATATATAGATGTTTCTTCTCATGTTCGATGCGTCTCAAGAAAGCATAATATATGATCTGAGTGAAATATGCAAACGGATTATTAGACTTCTCAGGATTAAAATTATTGATGTAGGTTATGCAGTTCTCCAACCCATCAGCAACCATGTCTTCTCGGAACGTATAGTTCACGAAGTTGGGTTTGTATGAGAGATGATTGGCGATCTTGTACAGACATTCACCGATGTAAGGCGGTATCCTTGGTTTGGGTTTATCTTCTGCCTTGGCAGCATCAACATCATTTTTATACTGTAATATGACTGTAAAAAACTTCTTGTTGTCTACATAGTGAACGCTGGGTTTCTTAGCCATTTTTTAAATTTCCATGTTGTAAATTTTGTAATTAAAATTCTCACTATTATATATTTCTAATCTTTCCAATAGATGTTGCAATGTAAAATTAGTATGCGTCTTGTATTTTAGATCATCTGCGATATCATAAACCGTAACAGCGTCTTTGCTGTCCGATGTTCTCAATCCGCGACCAATGGATTGTAGTACTCTAATACGAGACTTAGAAGGGCTAGCAAGAATAACGTTATGAAGATTGCGTATGTTAATACCGGTCGAAAAAGTTCCATAGCTAGCAACAATAATAGCATCATTTTCTTTCTCAACGATAGCTCTAACCTGTTCACGTTCTTCAGCATCAACACCTCCATGGATAAAAAATATTTTACGATCAGTATTTTTCTTATATATCATATCATATACTATTTTTCCATGTTTGTCAACAAATTGATACAATACTAATGTATTTCCTTTGATAGACGAGGCGAGATTCGTAATAAATTTATTACGAGCTTCGTATCTTACAAGAAAATCTATCTCTGTCTGATAGTCATAATCTTTACATTGTTTCCTTATCTCTTGTGAATACTGTAAAATAAGAGTTTTAATCTTTAATTCTGCGACATGTCCCTGTTCCATCAATTTGTTTGTTGTGGTCACTTGCTTGACAGGACCAAACAAACCTTCCAGTGTTGTCTTATTGGTGAGTGAGTCATCAAGAGTACCAGTAAATCCAAAACGATAGGGACAGTTATGTAGTTTTTCCATGATGCTAGTCAACGACTTGGCTTTGAACTGGTGTGCTTCGTCACCTATCACAAGTTTGAACTGATCAAACCATGTTCTTGGCATCTTATAGACAGATTGCCAGGTGGATATTGTTATGGGCTTGTCTGTCTGTTTATCTTGGCCAGCATAGATGCTATGCACTTTGCTACCGCTGTCGAATCCATAGTCAGCAAAATCTGTTGCCAACTGACTAACGAGCGAAGTTGTAGGTACAACTATCAGGGTCTTTTCATTATAATATCTTATTATGAGATAGATGATGAACGATTTACCTGATGCTGTAGGAGACAAGAATACAGCCCTGTCTTTACTAACAGCATGGCGGAATGCTTGCAACTGATAGTCTCTGGGAGTTATCTTTAATTTGCAGTATTCTAAGAAACTTGTGACAAGATCATCCGTGATCTGATATGTGTGTATGAGTTCAGGATCTACTTCTACTTGATAATTACGAGAAGCAGCAAACTCTGATATGTTCTGAACAAGTCCGGCATATGTCAATCCAGTCATGGTATTATAGAGACGGATCTTGCCATCCCAATACTTGTTGCGTACAGCAGGCATGAAACTTGCACCGGGTACTGTAAACGTGAGATGATCTGAGAGTTCTTGAGCTATCGAAGGTTCACAGTTTACTCTGATGTAGACTTCGTTAACTTTTACGATATGCAGCTTATCTATTACGCACCCACCTTGAATTTTTCATAATCTATCGCGGCTTTAATTAAAAATCCTCTATTATTTATGGATTTAATAATCGACTCTAACGCATCGACTTTCTCTTGCTGTACGGACATCTTGAGATTGCTTCTGATCATATCTTTATCAGAATCCAGGTACATATGTACGTCTGACTTCAGGATAGACAGGCGGAAAGGATCCCAACCCCGTTCTTTCAGGTCTTCTTCTGGCAGGATCCCGCGATAATAGTCATGCTTTAACTTGGAGAGCTCTTTGCGATCTTCTTCCATCTTACGAAGGACCAGTCTCTCTTCAGAAAAATGCCTCAGATATTTGCTGTGCATCTTGGGTAACTTCAGGCTCTCCTCACCCAATTCAGTCCTATCCATCTCACAATCTATAGCCCACATGTTGAGAACATCATCAAGCGTCATAATAATCCTTTAGAGTTTTGTTACCTTGAATATCTTATACTTGAATGTCACGGTGTTGGTCACATAATTGACATCTGTGTCAGTCGTATTGAAGTTGATATCACCTATAGATGTCGGAAACAGATCCTGAAACAATATCTCTACATTGGGTATGTAAGAACTATTGAATATCATCAGTGTAGCATCCGAGATCACTGTCTCTTTATTTCCTGTCTTGGCACCTCTCAGTTGGCTATAATCATAGAAAGATTCAGGATGTCCTAGCGCTTTCAACCAATTATAAACTTCAAAGTAATTGGAAAAATCTTCATCTACCTTGAACGTCATCTGAAAATCGCCATACACCAATTTATCACCCGCAAACGGGAGCATCTTGAATGGCGTGGGTACTTCTGTGAATCCCAGTTCTACAGAAGGTATGTTGACTGCTGTAGCAAAGAAATTCAATGTGGGAGCTCTTGCCAATGTGAACTTGAATGCTAACGGCGAAAGAAAATTTATGTTATCAGGTTGACTGGTTAGTAAAGGCATAAAATACTCCTGCACAAGGTACAAGAGTATTTATGTCTCATTTAAAATTTATAGCAAAGGTTAGGTTTTGTTAGGAACCCTGCCAGAAATCAATAAACACAAAAGTGTTGTTGCTAACCAGGTATTAAAATCCATGGGAATAGCCAGTACAGGGAACACCGTATTCAATGCCCAGATTACAGCGAATGGTGCTAGTGCAAATATGATGATAGACAACACAACTATTCCAGCGACGTTGGCCATTTTAAAAGATTCTTTCATGTTATTTTCCTCTCAGTTTACCATCTTGTGTGATTTAGCAGATTTGGCTGCTTGCTTAGTTTTATGCTCTTCTAATAGCGTTTCTTGCTCTTTTGCTAGCTTAGCAACAGAAGCATTGTGTTTATCTTGTTTAACAGCTTCTGCTTTCAGTTTATCATCT